CTATTAGGAATACAACTGGTGCAGGCGACATAACTTTTGCAGCGACTAATGGATCAACAACAATAACTGTTACTGACCCAGCACACGGTGCAAACGAAAAGGACTTTGTAACATTTTCTGGTGCATCAAGTTTGGGTGGCACAATAACTGCCACAATACTTAATGCAGAGTTTCAAATAACAAAGCTAATAAGTTCTAATGCTTACGAGATAACATCAAGCGTGGCAGCCAACTCATCTGATACTGGTAATGGTGGTGGTAGCGTTGTGGGTGCGTACCAATTAAATGTAGGACTGGACAACACAGTTGGTGGAACTGGGTTTGGTGCTGGTCAGTGGAGTGGTACAACATCGGGTGCTTTGGCAACACAGTTAGCAGAAGCACTAGACGCAAGCGAGACTGCAATCGATGTAGACAGTGCAACAGGTATTACGGCTGGTGATTTAATATTAATAGATGAAGAACTTATTACAGTCGGTACAATAAGTTCTAATACTTTGGGAACTGGTGGTGGTCCATCGACCAGAGGTGCGAGTGGCACAGATGCCGCTACACATGCAGATAACACTCTTGTAAGATTAGCAACTGGTAATACAGATTCTGCCAATGATTTTGTTGGGTGGGGTAGTGCAGCAAGTGTTACGACACCCGGAGCACAGATTAGATTGTGGTCACATGATAATTTTGGTGAAGATATAATAATAAACCCAAGAGACGGTGGTATATTTTACTGGGATAAAACAAATGGATTAAGTAACAGAGCTATAGAACTTAGTGCAACAAGCACTTACTCTGGAGAAACGAGTGTGCCTACAATAGCTAAACAAGTTCTTGTATCAGACCAAGATCGACATGTTATTGTGTTTGGTTGTGATGGATTAGGTGCAAACTCATCTGCTACACAAGGTAATGGTGTACAAGATCCATTGTTAATACGTTTCTCATCACAAGAAAATCCTGTAGATTTTTTTCCAACTGCTACAAACACAGCAGGTGATTTAAGGTTAGGTGGTGGATCTACCTTCGTACAAGCTGTTGAAACAAAACAACAGATATTAGTCTTCACTAACAAAACACTACACGCTATGAAGTTTATAGGTCCACCATTTACGTTCGGTTTGCAAGAATTATCAAAGAATATAACCATAATGAGTCCGTTTTCTGCAATAGCTGTTGAAGACGCAGTGTATTGGATGGGGGTCGATACGTTTTATGTTTATAGTGGTGGTCAAACAATACAGCTGCCATGCACGGTAAAAGATAAAGTATTTTTAGATTTTAATTTTGCAGAGCGTGATAAAGTACATGTAGGACTAAACTCTGAATTTAGTGAGATCTTATGGTTTTATCCATCATCTGCTGGTACACAAATAGATAAATACGTTGCGTATAATTATCTTGAAAAAGTCTGGTACTACGGAACATTAGCAAGAGATGCGTGGATTGACAGAGGTATAAGAGATTTACCACAAGCAACTGGTGCTTCGTTGTTATATAACCACGAGGTAGGGTTTGATGATGATGGGTCTGCTATGACATCGTTTATTGAGTCATCAGCTATCGATATTGGTGATGGTGACAAGTTTGTATCACTTAAACAAGTTATTCCAGATATTACATTTAATGGATCTACAAGTGTGAACCCAGATGTGTCGTTTACTATGAAGTCAAGAAATAATCCGGGCGCAAATTTTAACGAGAGCACACAAGCTACCGCTCAAAGGTCCGCTACAAGCCCCGTTGAACAGTTTACAGAAAAATTAAATTATCGTTTACGAGGCAGGTCTTTTGCATTAAGAATTGATTCCACATCGCTGGGAACAAAATATAAATTAGGTACACCTAGGGTTGATATTAGAGAGGATGGTAGACGCTAATGCTTATAACCAGTATCCCTCAATATATTCAAGGTGTTACAAATGCAAAGGTAGATTTAACTACAACCGATCTAACAACTTTGTTCACAGTTCCTAGTGATGCCGATTTTAATGCAGCTGTTGTAAACTCTATATTAGTATCAGAGGATAGTGGTAATGCAGATACGATAACAGTGCAACTCGTAAGTGGAAGTGATACGTTTAGTTTATTTAAAGTTAAAACTGTGGGAGCTAATACAACCATAGAATTACTTACAAAAGATTTAATATTGCAAAGTGGAGAAATATTAAAAGTACAAGCCACAACAGCTAATAGATTGCATGTTGTTGCTAGTATACAAGAGCTGTCTAAGACAAGGGTTACAACAAGTGCGTTGTCAAGAATATAAGATTGAACAAATAAATAAAATAGGGTAGACTTTGCAACATGGACCAAGCACTTAAACAAGAAGACATACCAGCGGGAGGTATAGCTGACTTCATTTACAGTGATGAAGAGATTAAGCTTCTTGAAGAAAAAGAGCTGCAAGATCTTTATGGTCAGAACGGCATAGCTCAATTTAAAGCCATTGGTAAAGAGATGGCTAACTTTGGTCGCTATGGTGATGATACAGTAGCTCATGTGGAGACAGGCGAGCTTATCGTCCCACGAGCCTTAATAGAGAGCAACCCCAAGCTAAAAGAAAGCATATTTGGACACTTGCGTGAGCTTGGCGTAGAAGATCCAGAAAGATATGTGGTTGGTACTAGCAAAAACAGTTTGAATCCAGACACAGGATTACCAGAGTTCTTTCTTAAAAAGTTATTTAAAGGAGCTAAGAAAGCTGTCAGCTCTGTTGCAAAAGGTGTTGGCAGAGCTTTAAAAGGTGTAGGTAAGGCACTCAAGAGAGTGGCTCCTGTCATAGTGCCTTTGGCTCTTAACTACTTCTTACCGGGCCTTGGAGCAGTTTACTCAGGTGCACTAGGTGCTGGTATTACAACGCTATTGCAAGGCGGCGATGTAAAAGATGCACTAAAGTCAGCTTTTGTCGGTGGCGCTACTGGTGCAGTGACAGCCGGTTTTGCTGGTCCTAAAAAAGGTTTAGAGGGCTTTGGACAAAACATAGCGACTGACGTCGGTCAAGGAACAAAAAATATCGGAGACGCCTTGACACAAGGCAGCTTTAAGCCACTTACAAGCACAACCCTGCCTAGTTTACGAGATGTAACTAAGCAAGATAAATTACCAGCTTTGTCAGAAAAAACTACTTTAGATTTAGAAGGCGGTGTAGCACAAGGTGTAGATGGTTTTGGATTGCCAAAAGAACCATCAACCGTTTTTGACAAACTAAAAAGCGGCGTAAGTAAAACCAGTGATGTTCTTTTTGGTGGGGAAAAAGTAACACCTTTAGAGGTTCTTAAAAAAGAAAACCCAAATTTAACCTTTGAACAACTTAAAAGCATAGATAAGAACAGTGCTATATATTTAGATGCTGTAGATAAAGCAGCTGCACAAAGTCCGGGGTTTCTTAGAAGATTTGGCCCATCAGCCGCTCTAGGTATAGCAGGATTGTCCGCAGCTGGGGCTTTTAAAACTCCAGAAGAAGAAAACTTACCGCCTCTTGAGACAGGTTTTGACATATATAGAAAAGATCCAGACAGGTTTAACGTAGCTAATATAGACGTTAGAAAAGCAGAAGGACCGTTTGAAACTGATACTAGTTATGGATTTGATTATACCGCTCCCGTTTTTCCTAGAAATCCTTTTCTACCTCCTGTCTTCACTCAGAACGTAGCTGATGGTGGTGAAATATTTCCAAGACGTAATGGTGGTATAAGCCCAAGAGAAGGCACACCGGGCAAAGATAGTGTGCGAGCCATGTTGATGCCGGGCGAGTTTGTTATGACAACAGACGCTGTGCGTGGTTTAGGTGGCGGAAACTTAGACAAAGGTATCAAAAACATGTATAGTGTGATGAGTAAACTTGAAAAGCGTGGAAAG